CCATTAAAGTTTGGGCTTTTGCTACTTGAGGAACATTGTCATAGAGCCTTAATATCTCTGAGCTTGGAAGAACCGTAAATATTTTCCTATTAGTAAAAGGGAAAACAACATCGGAATTATCAGTGTATCCTAATTGTTTTTTGTTAAAGGTTTCAATTACCTTTATTGTAGTATTGTCTGCTTCTTTAAAAAGCAGCTGTATATCTGTAACACTGCTGCTACCTGTATTAAAGGTAACATTACAAGCGTTATCCTGATTAACCATCCCCTCGTTCAAATAACTATTAGCACTAAAATCAAAATTCCCAGAGTCAAATGTTGGGTCGCTAAATTGTGAAGTGGCTGAAAATTCATTATTAGCATATTTATACCTATATGCAAAACAAATAAATTTATCCTCTAAATAAGCGTCGGATAGTGTCGGTATATAATAAGACTCAATAGTCGGAGCGCTTGTTGGAGGTTTTTTAATAACTAGAATATCATCTTGGTTAAAAGTATCAAGGTCTGTCCCAGAGGCTGGGTCTCCATAGTTTTGATTTATATTAACCACTCTAGGAGGGTTGTAATTATCAGTAAAAAACAACAGATTATCAATCTTATCGACCCCTGTAACTAAGTAGTTAGGGTTAAAGTTTAATGTAGTGTCAATCCCATCTCCATTATCTATACTAATCACGTGGTATATAAGCTCTCCGGTTTCTACATCAAAAGAAACAACTAAGTCTAATTTGCCTGTTGCTCCTTGTGTAAAAGAGGGGTCGTGTACAAACCAGTAAATAACTAAATTAGCTCCATCTTCAAATGCACCTATACATTTTGCGTCTGCACTTAAAGCTGTTCCGTCTACATATTGAAGGGTGGTTAAAGGAAGATTTCCTTTACTGTTTTCTACTGCTCCTATTTCAGTTTCTTCAGTCGAACCAAGTCTCACATTCAAAGCATCAACGTATTCTCCGTTTGGAACAAGCCTTTCATCAAGGCTTTTGTTCATACGCCCTCTTATAAAATTTCTTTGAATGTTCGCCATTTTATTTTATCCACTTATTCTCACCCCTAAGATTCATAAGTAATCTGCTTGGGTGAATATTACTTAGTCTTATTTTCGCATTTCTTAGTAATGCTTGTTTATCTTTTTTTGCTCTATTCACTACATATTCTTGTACGCCAAGCCTGTTATTTAAAATAACATACTTTATGTAAGCGTATATATATTCCTCAAATAATTTATTGACGCTTATCTGAGACACATCTCCATTCTCCATACCATCGGATATATATTGTAAAACACATTGCTGATTAACCATCGTAGAGTCAAAATTTATTACCCCCGCCTTTTTATCTATAGTAAAAGTTGGGTTAAAATTGGCTGTCTCTGTATTTAACCCGTAACGAGCTCCGATTCTATATAAATCATTATTGCAATTTATACACTCCGGGTCTACTGTTTGGTCGTTTAATTTATTTAAGTAAATAGTCTGTAAAGCCCCATCTTCTCTTTTAGTGTCCAAATCAGAATCTATTACGGTAGCATTGTTGTCTCCATCATACGTAAAAGTAGCCGCAGCGCTTTGAAGGTAAGAAACAGCAGACTGAACCTGAATGTTTTCTGTTAACTCTCTAAGCCAATTATCTTTTAGAAGATATAATTTCACCCAATTCACATAATCTGAAGGCAAAACAAACCTTAGGTCGTCATAGATTTTGAGCTCTAATGCTTTGATTTCTTTAAAGGCATCATAGTTTAATTCTTGGATTCCCCTTTTAGCGTGAAATAAAAGTTGATATCTATTAAGGTTATTAATAAGTTCGTGGTTTCCCTCATACATCAACTGAAAGTTTCTTACAATATCTTCTAAGCTAACATATTGATAAGACCCCCAATTTGCATCCGTGGGATTAACACCATCGTTTGTATAATATTTTTTTTGATTTATATATGCCATAATTAAATGTTAGTTTGATTTTGTTGTTGCTCTTGTACTTGTCCAAACTGAAATACATCAGCTTCTCTTATTGATACCCCTGCGTATTGCAGTATCTTTGCTACTAAATTATTTACATCATCTATAGGTAGTTCAAAATCTTGAAAATCTGCCTGAGTTTGGTCAAACAAAGGCTCTCCTCCATATAGAGTTACATAAGTCCATTTAGGGTCTTTAGGATATCTAATATATTGTGACTGCACATCATTTACCCCGTTAAATGTATTAGGAAAAACAGTAATCGCATTCGCCTCTTGGGTATATGCTGGATATACAGTTGATGGAGCGGTAAGTAATGAGCTGTTAAGCAATGTTATTTTGCTATGAGACACCTTTTCTGCTTCTCCTTTTAGCACTCCCCCTGAAAAACATAAAACTTTATTTAATAAATAATAATCAGAACCCGTAGTGGATGCAGACGGTAGAAAATAAACATTTTGGGTTTGTTGCGTTAGAAAAGAAGTAATAGAAAAAATGTCAATTACCTCTTCATATCCTTTTTTAATATCAGCGTATCCTGTTCCTGATAATCTTGCGTTTTCCTCATTAATCTGCTGATTATATCTTATAAAATATTCATCAAATATATCTAGCTGCGCTTGCTTTGCAAATAAGTTAAAATCACTAGGGGATATATACCCATAGTTATTCTTATTAATTATAGAAAGGACAGTGTTTCTAACTGAATTTATCATCGTGAATTATTTTATACAAAGATAGGTAAAATAAAAAAGCACCCTGAATTAGGGCGCTTTTCTGTCGATAGTAAAGGAAGGATTATACTGTTATGCAATAGCAATTCCACTCACAGCATAAGGTAGGTTGTCTACATCATACGCTGGGTTTGTCCATGAAGTTGTTAAGGCAGCAACGACTGCATCTTCTATTGTATCTCTTTGTGTTTCATCTCCCGCTCCTGCTGTTGCGTGAGTAATAGTAGTTACTTGACCACCACTGTAAGTAATTGTTACTGTAGTAGTAGTAGCTTGCTCTATTAATGCGATATTATTAATAGCGACCAATTGGTATTGTTCGCTAGTTACTGGTATATTTAAAAATTTTGTCATTATAAAAAAATTAATGGGTTAAACAAGCTACAAAGTTACGCATTTTTTGCTAATGATTTTAAGTGTTTATACACCTCCACACCGTCGTCACTCTGGAAGTAAGAAGCCATTATATATAGCGGGTCTTCTCCATAGGGAATGTTACACATTTTTTTCTTATTAGAGGGGGTGTTAAACCACACTTCTTTCTTATCGTTTCTGAGCTGAACTAAACTTTTATCTACAAAGCTTTGTATTGTAGCGTTGAGTTTTAATGAAGGGTCTTGTAACAATTTTAAAAATCCTTTAGGATTCTCTTTTGCAAATATCAAAATATCTCTTCTTAATTCAGAGGTAGTTACCCTCGAGACATCTCTTTTGAATAACACTCTTCCCATGTTTTCAACTTGTTCAACTTCGAGCTGTCTTGCCTCTATTAAAGCATCCACCTCTAGGTTTAAGTCTTCCACCACTTCCGCCGCTTCTTTAGCCTTATTTATTTCTACAAAAATTCTGCCGTTACCTGGATGTAACGCTAAAAATTGCTGTAGGACTTGATTGTTTTTGCGGACATAAAGAAACCCATCTTCAAAAACTATAGGTTCTAAAATTGCATTATCGTCCTGCTCGTCCTGAAAAGGAGAGTTTTGGTTTCTTGCGTATCTAAGAGGTCTATTAAGCCCTGTCTTTTCATCAAAATGAAGAAGAGGAAACCGGTTAGTGTGCCTTGACGCTAATATTAAAGATAAAGGCGCTGTGTCTCTAGTAAGTTTATATGCTTTGTCTACATATTTAGGAGTAGACTTTTTTGGTTGAGGCTGAGTTTTTTTCTTTTTTTTAACCGCCTCTTTCTGTTCCTGTGTAGGAATATCTTTTTCTTTTTCCATTGTTATTTAATTTAATTTAATTTAAAATTTAAAAATAGGGGCACATCACTGCACCCCTATTGATTTAAGTATTAATCTTGAAATATAAAGAAGTTGTTTGCACCTAATGTACATACAGCTCTTTCACTCAAGAAGTTTACTTGCATGTTATCAATGTCACTTGTTGCAGCACCACCAGCAGAGCCAGTAATCCACGTTTTGTAACGTCTGTCTTCAGTTTCTGAAGCTCTATATCTAACATGTAAGAAAGGTCTTTTAGCATTTTTACCAAGAATTTGGTCATAAACACTTGTAGAACCAGCTGGAACTAATAGTCCATTGATTTTACCAGAACCTGCAGCTGATGGTAAACCACCTCTCATTGTAGGGTCGTTTAAGTATTTCCAATCAGTTTTATAGAAGTCATAACCTCTTCTAAATCCAGAGAATCCTAGATTTAAAGCCATTTCTTCGTCATTATCAAATAGACCGTAAGAAGTACCGCCCGCTCCGTAAGAGTTTTGAGCAGCTAACATATCGTCTATATCAAAAATGAATTGTCTGTTTGCGAAAATTACATTCTCTTCAATAGCTCCTTGTTTGTCTAATCTACTAATAATTGAGTCAAAATCTGCTAGGGTAGTTGGATTACCACCATCCCAGATATTTCCTCTGTTTGTAACCGTATAGAAGATTCCATCAGAACCAGCACCTGGGTCTGCTGCCCCACCAGCGCTACCTAAAATAGCAGCTGCACCTGAGTTTTGCTCAGCTGGCACAGCTTCAATCATTGCTGTTTCTAAATAATCATCAAATCTAAGTCTTGTTTCGTGCTCAGATTTTAAGTACCAAAGGTATC